CACGCCGGCAACTTCACCGACATCGGCGGTGCTGTGAAGCACTACCAGAACGCTGCCAGCTGATCCGGCTGGTTGATCGTCACGAGGGGCCCTGCGGCATTGCGCCGTGGGGCCTTTCTTTTTGCCACATCACCTGGAGATGACCATGTCCGATACCCAAGACCAACAGAACAACGACGCCAAGGCCGACGAGAAGGCCAAAGCCAAGACCGTCAAGGTGCGCGTGCTGCTCGACTGCGAGCACGGCGCATGCAACACCGTCGCCGAGCTGGCACCCGCTGTGGCCAAGCAGGCCGAGAAGGACGGCCTGGTGGACGCCAGCGCCGATGCCGTGGCCGCTGCCGAAGCTGCACAGGCACCCAAGGCCGACGCCAAGGCGAAGAAGTAATCGCCGGCCATGATGATCCGCGCCGAAAAGCTCGCTGACGTCCAGAGCGAGCCCATCACCCTTGCCGACGCCAAGGCGCACCTGCGCGTCGTGGTGAACGACGAGGACGCCTTGATCGGCGCGCTCATTACGGCGGCGCGCGAAGAGGCGGAGGCCGTGTGTGGCCGCCGCTTTGGCGAGCAGACCTGGCGCTTGACGTTCGACGGCTTCGACCGCGTCCGCCTGGCCGGCTGTGGCCAAGTCACAAGCGCGACATTGCAGGCCCGGCAGCCGGACGGCTCATGGGCAGCTCTCGCCTCCGGGTTCGAGCTGGTCAAGTCGGTACCGGCCGTCGTTCGCTTCCTCGATGCGTTCGCCAGGCCCGAGCCCGTCGAGTTCGAGGAAAAGCTCCGCGTCGAGGCTGCGTGCGGCGAGCCGCTGCCCAAGACCGTGCGCGCCTGGATGCTGCTTCGCGTCGGCACTCTTTACGAGAACCGCGAGGCGGACAGCACCAACAAGACCGCGCCGCACGACTTCGTATCGAGCCTGCTCGCGCCTCACCGCGTGCTGGAGTTCTGATGCGCGCCGGAGCACTGGACAAGCGCGTGGCAATCCTGCGCAAGACCACTGCCCCGGACGGCCTCGGCCAGCCGATCACGACCTGGTCGGCGCTGGCCACCGTGTGGGCCGAGGCGCAGGAGATGCGCTCGCGCGAGTTCACTGAGGCCAACGCCAAGCAGATCGAGATCACCACGCGCTTTCGCCTGCGCTGGACCGATCTGACCTATGCCGACCGTCTCCAGTGGGACGGTCACCAATACGAGCCGGTGCAGCTCATTTCGATCGGCCGCAAGGCCGGCATCGAAGTGTTAGCCAAGCGCCTGGACAGAAACGAGAGGGCCGCATGAAGGTGACGGTGAAGGTCGAAGGCCTGGCCGAGCTGGACAAGGCCCTGCGCGAGCTGCTGCCGGCATCCGTGCGCGGTCGCCCGCTGCGGGCCGCTGTCGCCGCTGGTGCGCGCATCGTCGCCAAGGAGGCGAAGTCGCGCGTGCCGGTCGACTCCGGCCTGGTGCGCAGCCGAATCCGGGTCATGAGCAACCCGCAGCAGCAGAAGCAGGCCCGCGCCGAGTCGGTCGTCGGCGTGCGCCGCTCGGGCAAGGCTCGCAAGGATCAGGACCCGTACTACTGGCGCTTCGTCGAGTTCGGCACTCGCAAGATGCGCGCGCGCCCGTTCCTGCGTCCGGCACTGGAAGCCAAGCGCAACGAGGCCACGCAGATGATCCGCGAGCGCCTAGCAAAGCGCATCGAGGCCGAAGTGGCAAAGCTGCGGAGGCCCTGATGCAGGACTTCTACAACGCCATCAAGACGCTGGCCTCGGGGCGTGTCTATCCGCTGGTCGCGCCCCAGGGCGTCGACTACCCGGCGCTGGTCTACACGCCGGTCGACCAAGAGCACATCGTCGGCATGAACGGGCTGCACGGCTTGCAGCGCGTGCGCGTGCAGGTCGATGCCTACGCCCGGACATACGCCGAAGCCATCGCGCTCCAGGACCAGGTCCGCGACGCGATCGTGGCCAGCAAAAGTACCGTCGCCGAAGTGCGCATGGTGCTGACCGATTTCGAAGAGGAAACCCGGCTTTACCGGGTGGCCGTGGACTACACCTACCACCGATAGGTGTGCTGCCCTGCGGGGCGTTTTTTTGGAGAAACCAGCATGTCTAGCACTGCAATCACCGCACAGGGCATCACCATCGCCCGCTTCGGGGCTTCGGCCTTCGAAACCATCCCCAACGTCGTGTCCTTCCAGGGTCCCGGCGGTCAGGCGTCCGTGATCGACGTGACGAACCTGTCCTCGACGTCGAAGGAAAAGCGCGTCGGCCTGCGTGACGAGGGCCAGCTCTCGCTGAGCCTGCACTTCAACCCCGACGACACCGTGCATCAGGGCCTGCGCACTGACCGCGCCAACCGCACCCGTCGCCAGTTCAAGATCACTTTCACCGACGCAACGCCCGCCACGTGGACCTTCTACGGCTATGTGACGCAGTTCAGCGTGCAGGGTGGCGTGGACGCTGTTGTCGAGGCATCCGTGACCATCGAGATCGATGGCGACATCACCGAGGCATAAGCGCATGGCACTACTCACCAAAGAGGCCATCCTGGCAGCCAATGACCTGCCGACCGAGCGCGTTGCCGTCCCTGAGTGGGGCGGCGATGTGCTGGTTCGCACCATGACCGGCGCTGACCGCGATGCGTTTGAAGCCAGCCTGATCGGCAAAGAGGGCCGCATGGAGAACGTGCGTGCTCGCCTGGTGTCGCTCACGCTGTGCACCGAGACCGGCGAGCGCCTGTTCGACGACGCAGAAGTCGCCGCCCTGGGCAAGAAGAGCGCACGCGCGCTGGACCGCGTGTTCAGCGTCGCGCAGCGCCTCAACGGCATCGGTACCGAGCAGGTCGAAGCCGCAAAAAAAGCTTGACGGCCAATCCCGCCCGGCGGTTCGTGTTCCGGCTCGCGCTTGCGCTCGGGCTACCGGTGCGCGAGCTGCTCGGGCGCATCGGCTCGGACGAGCTGACCGAGTGGATGGCCTTCTACCAGCTCGAACCGTTCGGGGACTTCCGGGCCGATTTCCGGTCCGGGATCGTGGCCTCGACATTCGCCAACGCCAACCGCGCGAAGGACTCCAAGCCCTTCACGCCGGAGGACTTCATGCCCTTCGTGGACAAGCAGCCACCGAAGGACGAAAAACAACTGAACGTCGCCAAGTTCAAGGCGATGTTCTCTCATAGGGTCAAGAAGAATGGCTGACATTGGTTCCCTTGTCGTCAAGCTCGCAGCGGAGACGTCGGAGTTTCAAGCCGACCTCGGCCGCAGTGCGCGCATGCTCGACAAGCACGCCAACGAGATGAAGGCGTCGCTCCAGCAGGTCGCCAGTGTCGCCAAGACCGCGTTCGCCGTCGTCATCGGCGCAACCTCGGTGGCAGCGCTGCGCGACTTCGTAGCGCGCACCATCGAGTCCGCCGCCGCGTTGCAGGACTTGGCCGAGCAGTCCGGCTCAAGTGCAAACGCACTTGCAGGGCTAGTTCCTGTTGCCACTATCTCCGGCGCGTCCATCGAGAGCGTCGGAGGCAGCCTTGTCAAGTTGGCCAAGGGGCTTGCGGGCGTAGACGACGAGACGGCCGGTGCGACGAAGGCGCTCCAGTTCCTGGGCATCCGAGCCAAGGACGCAAGCGGCAACCTGCGCGACCCGGCCGAGGTCATGAATGACGTCGCCCTCAAGCTCGCGCAGTTCGAGGATGGCGCAGGCAAGACCGCGATCGCCATTGAGCTGTTCGGCAAGTCGGGCGCGACGATGCTGCCGTTCCTGAAGGACTTGGCAGAGAACCAGGATCTGAACATTAAGCTCACCGACGAGCAGAAGGACGCGGCTGATCAGGCGTCGAAAGCACTCGGCCGCATGAAGGCCGAGACCAACTTCGTGGCACAAACCCTGGTCACCTCGGCGATCCCGTCCATGACCGTGCTGGCCAAGGAGCTGAAGAACGTCCTATTCGGCACCGACAACGCGGTCGAGGGCATCCAGCGCCTGCGCACCGAAGGCACGCTCACCACCTGGGCGGAAAAGACCGCCTACGCGCTCGCCGTCGTCATCGACTCGCTGCGCGGCATCGGCCAGACCATCAAGTCGGTGATCGGCAGTTTTCAGGCGGTGTGGGCGGACATTGAGCTGGCCGGCACCTTCCTGGCCGGCGGCAAGGGCCTGAACCCGTTTTCGGAAGAGAACCGCGCCCGACTGAAAGCCGCCCTCGACAAGCGCAACGCGATCGTCGAGCAGGCCAACCAGAACTACGTCGACCTCTGGGACATGCCCCTGCTGGCCGACGCGGTCACCAAGCGATTCGAGGACATTCGCAGGGGAACGGAAGCCGCCAATGCTGCAACGGAGCCGAAGAAGCCAAAGCTGAACTACAACACCGCGACCAGCTCAATCACGGCCAACGCCATGGCGGGCATCGACAGCGACCTCAAGCGCCTGCAGGGCATGG